CTTCCATATGATACTGTTGCAAAACTACCAAATGAAAGTGATAAAGAGTTTGAGCGCAGAACGAAACTAGCAGAACTGTTGTTAAAAGAACGTGCGCTTGAAACAAAAGAAGACATTGTTGAAATGCAAATGAGGAAATAACATGATTACAAAACAAGAGCTAGATAAAATCTTGATTGAGATTAATCAGATTCTAGCAGGTTTAGATAAGAGAATTGAAACATTAGAAAATTCCCGTACCACAAAAAGTACAAAAAGTCAAACAAAAGACTTGACAAATTAATAAAACTGTGGTATAATATTTGCATTATGATTAGGAGAAACTCTATTGAGTCCTGAAGATGAGAAGTATTATGAAACATACTTTGATTTATTCATCCACCCCGGATGGAAACAGTTTCAAGAAGAACTACAAGACATCCTTGATAAGCATCGTATAGAAGACATTAAGGATGAAAAACATTTATCATTTGTAAAAGGAGAACGTGATGCGTTCTTTAGAATGTTATTGTTTGAAAACGCAATGAAACGCGCATATGAGATCAATCTTAATGATTAAAAGATTTGATTTCAAATGCACAGAATGTAATCACATTGAGGAACAGTGGGTAGACGCATCTGATGAGTTTGCTACTTGCCCTGAGTGTGGACATACCGCAAAGCGGATAATCTCTAGTATCCGAACACATTTCAAAGGTACAGGTTGGCCTGATGCCGATGATGCGTGGGCTAAGGATCACGAAAGAGCCGCTCAACACTAATCACTTCCATAATGCTACGGCACGGAGTTTAACAATATGGCACGATTTTTAGAGGAAAGTCCCGAAAGTTTACAAGAAGGCGAAGAATTTGCCCCACTAGAAGTTGAAGAGCAGACTCCTGAAGAGGAACAACCTGCGGAACCTGAAGAGATTCAGGAAGCCCAAGAAGAATCACTTCCTGAAAAGTATCAGAATAAATCTATTGTAGATATTGTTCAGATGCATCAAGAAGCTGAAAAGCTTATGGGTAAGCAATCTTCTGAAGTTGGTGAATTACGCAAAATTGTAGATGATTTCGTTAAGACGCAATTAAACGCCAAAGAAAGCCCACAACAACAAGACGAAGACATCGACATATTTGCCGATCCTGATAAGTACATTGAACACAAGCTATCGAACCATCCTAAAATTAAAGAAGCTGAAAAAGTTTCTTATGCGTTAAAGCAACAAGAGGTTCTTAGTAGATTACAAACCAATCATCCAGACTACCAAGAAATTATTTCTAATGAGCAGTTTGCTGAATGGATTACTAAATCTAAAGTTCGTACTGAATTGTTTCAACGAGCAGACCAACACTTTGATTTTGATGCGGCTGATGAACTTCTCACAACGTGGAAAGAACGTCAAAACATTGTCAAAGAAACTGCCGAGATGCAAGAAACTGATCGTAAACGCCAATTGAAGTCTGCTTCAACAGGTAGCGCGAAAGGATCAGGAGAAGCTCCAAGTCGTAAAATCTATCGTCGTGCTGATATTATTAAACTTATGCAAAATGACCCTAAGCGGTATCAAGCACTCAGTGATGAGATTATGGCTGCATACGCTGAAGGTCGTGTCAAATAGCGTTAAGGAGCTAAAACAATGGCACTAGGTACTAACCACGTCACCAATACTACTGCGGCTACTTTTATCCCAGAAATTTGGTCAGACGAAATCATCGCAGCATACGAGAAGGCTCTCGTTCTTGCTAATCTTGTAAACCGTATGCCAATGACTGGTAAAAAGGGAGATACACTTCACATCCCTAAGCCAACTCGTGGCGATGCTTCTGCAAAGGCGGCTTCAACTCAGGTAACTTTGATTGCGGCAACTGAGTCAGAAGTCCAAGTAACAATAGATCAACATTACGAGTACTCTCGTTTGATTGAAGACATTACTGATGTGCAAGCACTTGCTTCACTCCGTCAGTTCTACACTTCAGACGCAGGCTATGCACTTGCAAAGCAGGTCGATACTGACTTGTTTGCCTTGGCTAAGTCATTCGGCGATTCTGATGGTGCTGACTACGTACACAGCAACTCGTTCTTCATGGATGCTTCTACAAACTTAACAGCTTACGCTGTTGACACTGTAGCAGCGGCTGACATCTTTTCTGACACTGGCTTCCGTGAAGCAGTCAAAGAGTTAGATGACAACGATACTCCTATGGACGGACGTTTCCTTGTTGTACCTCCATCAGTCGTACAGACTATCCGTGGTATTGACCGTTACAACTCATCTGATTTCGTATCAGGTCAGCCTGTACAAAACGGTAACATCGGTAGCCTTTATGGTATTGACGTTTATGTCTCAACTAACTGCCCTGTTGTAGAAACTGCAGCTGCTAACTCCGCGGGTGGAGAGTTGAAAGCAGGTATCCTTGGTCATCGTGACTCAATGGTATTTGCAGAGCAAATGGGTATTCGCTCACAAACTCAGTACAAGCAAGAGTTCTTAGGTGACTTGTTCACTGCAGACACTCTGTATGGCGTAAAAGTTTTACGTCCTGAGTCAGCTCTTACTTTGGTGTTCAACTCCTAAGTAAACTAGCCCCTCTTCGGAGGGGTTTCCTAATTCTATACACTGGAGATTTTAATGGCACTTTATCGTGGTACAGGTGGCGCGGGTGATTCTACTACAGATGCTACAGTTACTGATGTAACAGCCCAAGCAGTCGCCGCTGCATCTTCAGCTTCTGCCGCCGCTACTTCAGCAACACAGGCGGCTACTTCCGCAACTGCGGCTTCTGGCTCAGCAACTACAGCAAGCGGACACGCAACAACAGCACTAGGCCACGCCAATGATGCCAACACTGCTAAAACTGCGGCACAAGCGGCACAGACCGCCGCTGAACTAGCGGCTGATAATATTGATGATATTTACTTAGGAGCTAAATCTAGTGATCCGACAGTAGATAATGATGGCGATGCATTAACAGCCGGTGATTTATATTTTAACACTAGCACCAATACACTTAAAGTTTACACAGGTTCTGCATGGGTTAATGCGGCTGTAAGTGCGTCAGATTTTTTAAGTGTATCTAATAATCTGTCCGATTTAAATAATGCCGCTACTGCACGTACTAATTTAGGTTTAGGCACTGTCGCTACTACAGCATCTACAGATTATGCTACAGCGGCACAGGGTGCTAAAGCTGACTCCGCATTACAAAGCTTTACAGAAACTAACGATTTGTCTGCGGCGGTCGTATGGGCTAACGTCCCAAATTCAAACATTACCCAGGCATCAGTTACTCAACACCAAGCGGCTTTGTCAATTACTGAATCTCAAGTTAGTGATTTAGGAACATACGCGACAACAGCATTATATACAACTACAGTTACAGGATCAGCAGGTTCATCCGATTGGACAGGCTCTGGCCCTTACATTGCAACAAAAACTGTTAGTGGTCTCCTTGCTAATGATACACCAATTGTAGATATTGATTTATCTGGAGCGTCCTATTCAGACGTTACTGCCATTGGTGCAGAGTGGGCTACAGTTTATCGTGTGGAAGCAAGTTCAGCCAACACATTAAAGGTATATGCTACAGCAGAACCTGCAAAAAGTTTTTCGCTTCAGATTAAGGTTGTCCGATGAGTGAAGGTTTAGTTGTTAGACGAGGCGGAGGCTCTACTGCTGTTACGGCAGGGGCGGGTTCAGGCGGAACAGAAACAACTGCCGGTGGTAATAAAATACATACGTTTACATCGTCTGGTACATTTACAGTTACTACAGCAGGACTCTTTGATTACGTCATCGTAGGTGGCGGCGGAGGTGGAGGAGGCTCTACCTTGGGTTCTGCAGGTGGTGCAGGTGGTTATCGCTCTTCTATCTCTGGCGAAACATCTGGTGCCTTAGCAGGTGTTGAACCTTCTGTTTACTTAGCCGCAGGTGATTACACTATTACTATTGGAGCCGGAGGCGCAGGTACGAATACTGGTACTACTTTAGCTTCTCAAGGTGGAACAACATCGTTCGGAGACCTTGATGTAGATGGTGGCGGTGGAGGTTTTTCTTTCCCCAACGGTGCAGGTGGAGACGGTGGCTGCGGGGGCGGAGCGCAAGCCTACAACAGCGGTTCGCATAGCGGAGGTAAAGGCACATTCCAACACGGATTTAACGGTGGTAGCGCACAAGCTAATGGTGGTGCTAACTATCAAAGTGCCGGAGGTGGCGGTGCAGGAGAAGTTGGCGAAAGCGTTACTGGAGCCGGTATTAATGGTGGTGACGGCGGTGATGGTATTCAGTCTTCTGTTAATGGTACAGCCACTTACTATGCAGGCGGTGGCGGCGGATCAGGCTTAGGCGGCTTGGCAGGTACTGGCGGTCAAGGTGGCGGTGGTAACGGTGGAACCGCAGGCGGTGTTGCAGGCGGAAACGGTACGGCTAACACTGGAGGCGGCGGTGGCGGTGGTTACAGTGCTACTGGCGGTAACGGCGGTACAGGCGTTGTCATCATCAGGTACGCAGTTTAATCGTAAGGAAATTCAATAATGGCCCACTTTGCAGAAATTGATGCAAATAACATAGTACAAAGAGTTATTGTTGTTTCTAATGATGACTGTGGAGGTGGTATCTATCCCGGCTCTGAAGCTATTGGATCAGAGTTTTGTAGCCAACTCTTAGGTGGAACTTGGAAGCAAACTTCCTACAACTCTAACTTTCGTAAGAATTACGCAGGTAAAGGTTTTGAGTTTGAT